GTGCCGGCTGTCGCATCGAACGCGGCCACGCCGATCAGACCGCCGATTACTACCAGATGGCCACTCGAAACGCCGCCCGCGGGCGCGGCCACCGTGATGTTGTTTCCCGGTTGAATGTAGTTCGTCATCGTCAGATTCCTCGATTCGTTTGGATAGTGAATTGTCGAGACTGCGGAGACTGCAATTTCGCAATCTCCGCGTCAACCCGTTGAAGCGCCACGTCCAGTTCCGCTTGCGGGCGCCGCCTGATCGAACGTTCCGCAAACTGAATGTCGGGCGCGCCCATGTCAGCGAGAATCTTCTCCCGCCGCGCTTGCAGTTCCGCCAGCGTCATGGCTACGCGTTCCCCTTGTACGCGCCGCGGTAGTCGATGCCGCCCGCGCCGAAGTCGAGACGGGCGCGAATCTCCACGCCGTCCACATCGAAGCCATTGCGGGTTTCGATGTTCACGCCCTCGAACCCGGCCAGATAAGCGTATTCGATCGCCGGCAGCACAGCCGGATCGGCGAAGACGTACCACGCGGTCGCGGAAATCACCGAATCCAAGCGCGGGTCAACCACCAGTTGCAGTTTGCCGCTGAACGGGTTCACGTTCGCCGCTTCCGTGGGGTAGAGCGTCGCCAGGTACTTTTCCGCCGTCGTTTCGAGCGCCCCGGGAACCAACAGGTATTTCGGCGTCGCGTTGATCGGCGTAACGCCGTCCATGCCCTTCATGGAGCGCAGCGCCAGCCGCGCCGCGGCCAACGTGGTGTCGTTGATCGCCGCGCCCGGGCTCGCCAGGTTGCCGTGGTCCGCGTGGAAAATCGCCTTGGTGTCGGCCAGCGCCGGCCCGGCCTTCGAGTTTTCGGCCAACTTCGCCGCCAGAAACGCATTCTCGAATTCCTGCGCCGCCAAGCCCCAGCCGGAGGCGATATCGGCCAGCATCCCCAGATCGTCATTGATGACCAACTGGCGCGACATACCGAACACCTTGCCGAACGTGGACACGGAGTAGCTTTCCTTCCCGTCCACGATGGAACCGCGCTTGAACTCGCCGTTCTGATTCACCTTTTCGAGCGTCGGCAACTCGCCGCGCCGAATCAGGTTGCGGCCCCTGAAGTCGGGATGGGATGCGCCCCGCTTGCAGACAACCTTCATGCCGCTCGGCGCCACCTGGTAGGCTTGCGCTACCGCCTTGTTGGCGAAAACTCCTACCACGTTCGCCAGGTCGGACGTGGTGTTGAGCGAACGGGTAATCACTTCGGCATCGCTGCCGAACGTGTTCAGGCCCCGCTGCCTCAGCAGCTCGCGCGCTACGTCCGCCAGCCGCCGGCCCACGAATGGGCGCGCCTGATCGCTCGGCTTGAACGCCGGGTCGATGCGGCAGTAGAGCGCTTCGCCGGCTGCCCGCGTGATTTCTTCCGGCGCCTGCTCGCGCGTAACCACGGCGGGGGCGCGGTTGTCGATTGTGGGAACCGTGCGCGCCGCCTCGCGAATGATGGCGTCCCGCGCATCGTCCAACGAGACGTTGCGCTGAATCAGGTCTTCCGCGAAAGCAGTCTGCACGCCAACGGCGGTAGCGATTCCGCGGATTTGGGTTTGCGTCTGTTCGTCCATACTCACCTCTTTGCTGCGTGTTCTCGCTGCCGGGTCCGCCGCCAGCGGAGTGAAGCTGATTTCTTTCGGCGTCCATCGGATCGCCGTCTTGATGCGGGCGCCGTCGGCCCGCTTCTCGGTCTGCCAGGTCTGCACGGTGTAGCCCGCGCTGATTGAGCGAATGATGCCCTGTTGTACATCGCGGGCGATACCCTGAACCTCGGGGCGTTCGGAAAACTGCACGGTCGCCACACCGCGCTTACCGTCTACGGCGGCGTCGGTCACGACACCCAGGACCGCCCGCACGCTGGTGAAGCGGTCGTGATTGTCGAGTAGCGGCCCGCCGATCAACTGCGAAAGATCCACGGCCGTTGGCTCCATCGAAAGCCGCTCGATATATGGCCCCTCGAAGTCGTTGCGCTGAACGTCGGCGCCCGTGGTGAACACCACTTGCACGCTGCGCTTGTCGTTGTTGAAAGTGGACGGTTCGAATGTTGCCGCCCGCGTTATCAGGTCGTTTGCCATAATGTCTTCTTCAACTCCCACAACTGCACCAGCAGTCCGCCGCGGAGGTCTGAAATCAAGACCATCAACGGCCCGCTCGGCTTTTCTTCGCCGGCAACGAACTGCCGCATGTCAACCACCCGGCAGTTGCGATCCAGCCATTCGTAGAACTCTCGTTTCCCGTAATAGCCGGGGACGATAGCGCGGAAATCCTCGGCCAAGAACGTGGGGATTTCGCGCCCGGCAACACGGTTGATTTGCTCCAGGAGACTCACGGCAAATCACGCGGCGGTGTTCTGTTCCTGTCCCTGCAACGTCGTTTTCCGCGGGTCGGAATCGTAGACGTTGCCCAGACTATCGGCCCGCGCGTTGTCGGCTGCAATTTCGCGGTCGATGTCTTCCACGTTCCAGCCCATTGCCGAAACCGCTTCAGCCCGGCTCATCAGCCCGGCGCGAATCTTGGCGATGACCGCCGCCGTCTCGGATTTCTCGTCAATCATGCGCAACTGCGGCCCGATCCACCGCGCCGGCTGCGCCGTGGGAATCACGCCAAGCGAGACGGCTTGCCGCATCCACCGCTCCAGGATCGGCGCGCACACCTGCGGAACCATGAAGGCGTGCTGAATGGCTTCGATGTGCCGCGCCCACTCCAGCAACGCCATGCGGCCCGACGCGAACGTGCATGAGCTGATATCATTCGCCAGCACCTCGTAGGGCACGCCCGCGCCGCTCGCAATCTTGCGGAGCACAGAGCGCACGAATGGATCGTAGGTCGGCCCGGCGTCCGGAGGCTTTGAGAACTCCACAGTCTCGCCCGGTTGCAGGCGAACCATTGAGCCAGGCTCCAGTGTCGGCACTCCGTTTACCGGGTTCAGCGGGTTCGAACCGTCAGCGGTCGTGACGTACCCGGCGTACAGGCTCGCCACCTTCGCCCGCACGGTTTCAGCCTCCTGGTATTCGGCCAGTTCGCGCAATGCCAGCAGAAGCGCCGCAAACCATGGCACGCCACGTTCAGCGCCCGGCGAGACGGGTCGGAACACATGCAGGCATTCGGAAGCCGGCACGAGTACGGAGCGCATGGACGGCGCCAGCGTAGGATGCCGCTCGTACAGCCAGTACCCGACGCGCCGCACGCCGTCGTAGCGGATGCCGGCGAACGTGCTCCCGTCCACCCGCGATGTGTCCAGAAACTCAGGCCCCAGCGGTTGCAGAGTCAGCGGCACGGGCGCGTCAGGGTTCACGCCGAACCGGATGAAGCACTCGCCCGACACCATGACGGTTTGCAGGATGAGCCAGAGCATTTGAACCCAGTCCAACCGCCCCGCCGCATCGCAGTTATCCGCCCACGCGCCCCAGGCGTCCGTGGTGGGGCGTTCTTTGAACTGCGGTATCAGGCCAGACGCGCCGATCACCGCCGCGAGTGTGGCGTCAACCACCTTCCGGCACCACGGGTTGTTGCGGTACTCGCCCTCGGATCGGGCGCGCACCATTACCGGGTTGTCCACCCAGGCGTTGACGGCGGTCGGCTGCGCGCTCCAATTCGCCAGGCGGTTGCCGCCGCCGGCAGCGTCCCACAGCACGGAGCGCCTGCTCACGTCTGCCGCCCGGCCCGTCAGCCGGTCAAACCAAGATCGAATATTCATGTATCTTCCCTATTCCCCTCGGATTTGGGGTCTATCGGTAGCGAAATTGTGCAATCGGGCTACCCGCCCGCGGCGGCGTCGAAAAATCCTTCGGCGGGGCGGGGGTATCGGTCAAAGCAATGCGTCGTCTGCGTCGTCTGCGTTTGACGTACTATTAGACCCCTGCAATGCGTCGTCTGCGTACTGACTACGCACTCCCCCGCACTGTGGGGTATATAGCGAATTCCATTTCGCAGACTACGCAGACTACGCATTACTTTTTCACCAACTCGGTTTGGGATTCACCAAGCGAGGTCAACGGCCCCCGCCACATATCCAGGCGAACTTCAGTTCCGTCATGGACCCGCTTGAAATCCCGGGCGAATCTGAAACCCAACAACTGCAACTCCCGGTTGATTTCGCCCCTGCTGAGACTCCGATTCGTTACACGCGGAAGCGAACCCCACAGGCGCAGCGTCGGGGCGTGAACGAACACCTGCCCGTCAAAAACAAACACGCACGGCGGCGGAACCGCCCCGCCCTCCACGCCATCGCTCGTGTACGGGTCGCGCTTCCACACGCGGACTTGGAGCATGAAACGGTAGACATCGTAGTCGGACAAAGCCACAGGCGAGCCCCCGCGGCGGAAGGCCATCGCTACCAGGTCAGCAACCTCGGTTTCCAAATCCTCGCCAGCGTTGATTACGGTCGCGGCCCGAAGCATCGCCTGCGCTATTGGCTCCCACATGGCTTTCACCTTCGTGCCTTTGGCGCAAGGTGGAGTCGGAATCACCGCCTGGGTGTACTGCGCGATGGTCGCCTGCGACTTCGCAAAACTCAGCAGGTCGCTGATGCTATTCCACCGGACGCGCTTCCCGCCATTGGTGTAGCCGAAAAACAGATCGCCCGATTGTTCGAACCGCAGCCACGCCAAACCTCTGCTGGCAAACATCGGGTTTCCGTTCAGGTCGTCAACGGTTGCGCCCCCGGCAGAGTCCGGCACCGCTCCCACCTTGCCCGCCGCCGCGGCCCGATTCCGTTCAGCATTGGCCCATTCCAACGCCTTCTGAATTGTCGCTTGGCCGTAGGTGCGCCCGTCGCTGTAATGCCGTTCGTCCCACTTCCGGCGAAAGCGCACCGACATGCGGAACGCCGCATCAATGCGGGCGGCATCAAGTTCGAGGTGGAAAGCCAGGAAATTGCAGAAGCTCAGATCACCCGCGCTCGCGTCCGGCCTCCCCGATGCAAACCCGCAACCGCCTTCCCACAATTCCGCGAACTTCGGGATGTTTGCCCGCGCCGCCTCCAGTTTGCGGTGCAGCGCCGTTCCGTCGGGCGCGGTTCCGCCGGCGGGTTCCGGCACTACCGTTTGCTCATCGGCCAGCAACGCAGGAATGACAACGGGCGCGTCGGTCGCGGCTGTGGACGCGCCGATGTGGTTCAGGAGCCATTCCATGTCGCCCGCATGGTCGGACGCGCCCAGCGGGCTCGCGGCGAAGCGGCGCCCCGTCACGGTGAAGAATCTGCCGTGCTGGTAGACCTCAACCTGCCCGTCGCCGCACGGCCGGCGTGTTCCGGTCCCGGCCACGAGTCCGGCGAGCGACGCGCGGACCCACAGTTTGATGCCGCTGCCCGACGGCGATACCTCGGCATAGGTGTCGCTGAACCGCTCCATGATCGGCACGGCCCACGGCTTCAACGTGCCGTCGGGGGTGAGGCAATGGTCCAGATCGATCCCGACGAACGGGTCATCAACCGTGAACACGAAGCCGATGCCCATGTCGGGGCGGCGCTCGCTCGCAGCCATGACTTCGGCGAAGGTGCTCCAAGTGGAGCGCGTATCGGACTTGGCGAATCCGCCGCCCGGAACACGCGGAGTCTTGGTCCACTTGCCGCC